ATCGGCCGGGCGAGATCTACGTCGGCGCCAAGCGGCCGGGCGTCAAGGCGGTGGAGTACGTCGAGGCGCCTCCGGTGTCGCCGGACGTCATCAAGTCCATCCAGTACGCCGGCGAAGAGATCGAGGAATTGGGCGGCCTGCGCGGGCTCGAGGGGGCGCCGCCGACCAAGAACCCGTCAGGCGATCTGGTCGAGGAACTCCGGTTCAATGCCGACCGCCTGCTTGGGTCGACCGCACGCCGGATGCCGGCCGAGTACGCGCGCATGGCCGATGACTGGCGCCTGCTGTACCGGCGCATCTACACCGCCCAGATGATCGTGGCCATCAACGGCGACGACCACCTGGCTGAAACGCTCACGGTGCTCCCCGAGGTGTTCAAGGAGGGGCACGTCAACATCACGCCGGACGCGGAGTCGATGCTTCCCGAGGGGCGTGGCGAGCGGCAGGCGCGGGCGAAGGAGCTCTATCTGGCTGATGTGTTCGGGCCGAAGGACTCGATCGAGGCGCGGGAGACCTTCCTGCAGTTGTCGCGGTTCCCGAACTACGCGCGCATGGCGCGGCCCGGCGGACCGGACCGCGAAATGGCGGAGCAGGAAAACGGCAAGATCATCATGGGCGAGATCCAGCAGCCGGTGCTCGAGTGGTACGACCACATGGTGCACCTGACCGTGCATGAACGGTACATGAAGTCGCCGCAATTCCTGAAGCAGCCGCCGATCGTGCAGCAGGCGTTCGCGATCCATCGGATCCTGCACATCATGGAATTGCAGCGGATGTTCGCAGTGGCTGGTCCTGCGTCGGTGCCGGCGGGGATGCCGGTCGGGCTGGGGGGCGAGCCTGGTGGCGGGGCGGGCGAGAAGATCGGGAAGGGTCCCAACAGAGAAGGGGTGCCAACGCTGGCACCAACGGCGCCGAAAGCGCCGGACTCCGTACGTGCACAGGGTGGGCGCGCACCTACGGCAATCACCAGCCCTCAGGGATAGGTATTCATGGGCACGAGCGCAGCACCGGCTCCCGCGGGCACGGCCCCGGCGACTCCGGTCACGCCAGCAGGAACAGGGGCAGCCCCAGCGGCGGCTCCTGCAACGCCGCCCGTCAACGCCATCAAGGCGGCGGCGGACGCGGCACGTGATTTGGTGGCACAGAATGCGGCGGCGGCCGCTGCAGGGGCTCCCCCGGCGGCTCCTGCGGCGCCGGCCGCACCAGCACCAGCCGACGCGCCGGTCATCCCCGAGAACGAGACGGAGGAGGAGCGCGTCGCGCGCGAAGCACTCGCGCAGGCCGGCGAGCACGTGCCGGCGGGGGATGAGGGTGGGGAACCTGCGCCCAACCCACTGCTCGTCGTCATTGACGGCGCGCGCGAAGGCGAGACGTTCCCCATCGAAGTGTCGGACATCGAGACCGCCGATCGCCTGCGGCAGTTGCAGCGCGCGGCGCTGCGCGGCGAACAGGCGCGCGCGCTCCGTGAGGAAGCCGCGGCCATGCGGGAAGAGGCCGAGGAGTTTAACTACGTCGTGGAAATGGACCCGGCGGGTGTCATCGCGGAAGCGATCACGGCGCCCGAGGATCAGGTCCACCTCGCGAAGTACCTGCTGACCCGTCCGGGCGTGCTGGAAGCGGCCGAGGCGTGGCTGGTGGAGTTGCTGAACGACCCCGAGAAGGTGCTCCCGACCCAGCGGAAGCTCGTTGAGGCGGACCGCATCGAGCGGCGGGAGGCGGTGTCGGGTGAAGTGAACGCGAAGCGGGAACTCAACAAGAACGCGCGGGCGCTGGTGCAGGCTGCCCAGCGCTCGATCGATTCGCTGGTGCCGGAGACCTGGTCGGTCGACGCGCGCCGGCAGATGTATGAGGATGTGCGCTCAGATATGAGCGCTGTTGTCCGTCACGAGATGGCCGAGGCGAAGCGTCGTGGGATGGACCACGATGGGCGCCTCGATCCGCGTCGCGTGGCGGGGATGGTGCAGCGCCGGCTGTCGCTGCTCGGGGTGGCACCTCGATCAGCAAAGCCGGTCAGTGGCACGCCAGCCGCAGCGGGGACGACCCCCGCGGCCATTCCTGGCGCGACCGCTGAGACGTTGAAGGCAGCCCGTGCGGCGAAGGCAGCGGCGGCGTCGGCACCCCCTGGGGCCGGCTCTCCCTCGGCCACGATCCCCCCGGCACCGCCTTACGACCCGACGCAGAAGGGGACGCCGATCCAACAGGCGGCGGCCCATGTGCGGCGGTTCGTGTCCGGCCTGCGGAAGCCAACCTAACCGCCCATCCTGGGCGGTCACTCTGACTTTCACGCGGGAGTTTGCCATGCAGTATCGGCGAATGCAGTACCTGATGTTGCTGATTGTCGCGGCTGCGGTCGCGGCGTTCGGCATTCCGGTGTCGCTGGCGGCCATGCCGATAGGCTTCGGCCTGGCGGGTGCCGTCACGGGCACGGACAACTCGCAGGAAATCCTCAAGGTCATCTTCGATGAGCCGCTGGTCACCAACGTGGTGACCGACTCCGAGCTCATGGGGGTGTTCGACACCGACACCAATGTCGTGGAGGAGCAGTCGACGGGCGGGCGCTACATCGAGGCGGCGCAGTACTTCGCCCTCTCGGGCGGGGCTGGCGCGGTGCAGGAGCGGGGCACGTTCCCCCAGACCGATCCGCCGGTGTTCGCCAACAGCCGCGTCTACCTCAAGAAGATGGGCGGCTCGGTGTCCCTGACTGGCGACGAAATGCGCAAGGTCAAGGGGGACGTCGGGGCGTACATCAACTACATGGAGCGCGCGCTGCCGGACCTGGTGACGCGGCTCGTCAACGGCATTGACCGGCAGTACATCGGCTACGGGTACGGCGTGAAGGCGCGCGTCGACTCCGTGGGCGCGTACGGCACGCCGGCGGCCGGCCAGTTCAACATCGTACTCAAGGACACGCTCGGCATCACGGGCTGGACCGATGGCTGGCTCCAGTTCCTCGAGCAGGAGCGCGATGTGTTCACGTCGTCGCTCGCCAATCCGGTCACCGTGCGCAACGCGGGCACGGGCCAGTCGGCGCTGCTCAAGAACATTGACCCCGACACGGGCACCCTGACGTTCGAGGGGCTCGAGGCGCTGCGCGACCTGATCCAGGCCGGCGACTACATCGCCGATGGCGACCAGGGGCGCTACTCGTTCCCGCACGCAGGCGAGACGCTGGAAATCACCGGCCTGCTGGCGGCCGTGGACAACGGCGACATCGTCTCGACGTACATGAACATCGCGCGCACCAACAACCGGCTCTGGCAGGGGCAGGTGATCGACGCGCTGGCGTCGCCGTTCGACGGCACGCTCACCGAGTCGCTGCTCAACTACGCCGATCGCCGGTCGCGGAAGCGCGGCGGTGGCAACGCCGACCTGATCGTCACCTCGGATTCCGGCTACGATTCGTACTGGGAGTCGATGAAGGGCGACCGGGTGTTCATGGGCTCGCGTTCCTACGAGGGCGGCCGGAAGCTCGGCCTGCCGATCATTCTGGGTGACCGGGAGATCCGGCTCAAGATCGCGCGGAAGCTCCCCCCGCAGATCACCTTCGGCATCCAGACGGACACGTTCAAGCGCTTCACGCTCGGGTCGTGGCAGTGGATCGACGTCACGGGCTCGATCTGGGATCGCATCGTGGACACCACGGGCTTCTACGACATGTACGCCGCGTTCGGCGTGATGTACGAGGAGCTGTTCTGCAAGGCGCCGGCGAAGAACTGGCGCATCGACGGCACCATCCCGTCGCCGTAGTCCCTCGCGTGAGGGGGCGGTCGGCACTCCGCCGGCCGCTCCCCATGCAGTCATGAACGGCCCGCGACTACACAGCGGGAGAGGGCTCGACTCATGTCAGTGACGGACAACAAACTCAGCAAGAACTCTCAGGCCGCGCGCTCCCGGTTCATCTTCCGTCCGGTTATGGACGGGGTGCTCACCGCGCCGGCCATCACGGCGAATGCCGACCCGACCAAGTTCGATGTCTCCGCGTTCGTCTACCGCCTCGGCGGCCAAGTCTACGCGAAGGCGGCGACCACGGCCAATGTGTTCAGCGCGATCCATGCCACGGGCATCGGGGCGTGGCTGGGTATCGGCCTGTACATCGATGAGCGTGGCACGCTCAGTACGCTCGCGTCGCCGAACACGGGCGACCAGGACTACGGCACCGAGGCGCTGGCGCTGGCCTCGATTCCGGTCAGCACGCGGACGTCGCTGCTCATCGGCACGTTCACGCTCAGGACGAACCTAGCGGATTGGGACGCTAACACCGACTCACTCGCTGCTGCCGACCTACTGTCCTCGAACCTGCTGGGGTTCCAGCCGGATCGTCGGCTGGCGAAGGTCAATTTCGACGCCAATATGCAGGTGGCGGCGCTGTCGACCGACTGCAAGTCGTACACGGCGACGGCCTACGTGCAGGCGCTGGTGACGCACGAAGGCTTCAACGGGCCGGTCACCAATCCGAACGTGGAAGTGGACCGGCGCACGGTGGCGGACGCCACGGTCACCAAGTTGCGCTGCGGCGCCTTCGACTACATGATCGATGGCGTGCTCTACCACACGGACGCGCAGAAGGAGATCGCGTTCTCGGCGGCCCACGTGGTGGCGCTGGACAAGTGGGGCGCGATCCTGCTGCAGATCAACGCAGCCGGCACGATCTCCACGAAGGTCAGTGGGGCGACGCAAACCACGCCACAGACGTACACGAATTCAGCCTCCGCGCGTGCGGCGCTGCCGGATCCCACGGCCGGCTCGGTGGGGTTCGCGGTGCTCGTCGTGGAAGCGGGCGCGGCGGCCTGGGATGCGAACACGGACGACATCGTCGCGGCCTCGGATCTCGAGGCGTTCGACCTGTTCGGCTTCTGCACGGACCGGGCGCTGGACGATGTGACGCTCGGCATCGACGCGGTGCCGGAGAAGTTCACGATCGCGGCGTTCGACTTCTCGATCGGCGGGGTCAAGTACGCGAAGACGGCAGCGACCGCCATCACGTTCTCGGCCGCGCACGTATGCGCGATCGGGAAGTACTTGGCTATTCTCGTCCAGATCGTGGCGGCGGGGACCGTCAGCACGCGCGTCCCGCTGATCGACGGGCGGTCGCAGACGGCATCGCAGGGGTTTGATTCCTACGACGCTGCGGTGGCGGCGCTGCCGAACACGGAAAACGGCAAGCTGGCAGTCGGCTACATCGTCGTGCAGGCGGGGGCGGCTGCGTGGGATGCCAACACCGACGACATGACGCCGGGCTCGGACCTGACGAACGTCTGGTTCGTGGGGTTCAAGACCAACCAGCGCAACGGGGTGGCTGGCGTCGAGACGACGAACCAGAACGCGCTGTGGCCGGTCAGTGCGGCAGCGTTCGCGGCCGAGACGGTCACGGACGCGGCGTTCGACGGTGGGTCGGATCCTCGCCCCATGCGCACGTTTGGCGATGGCACGGTGGCCCTGTACCTGGGCGCCACGGTGACGGGGGCGGTGGGACTGCCCTCGGCCATGCTCACGATGCGTCCGTTCCCGCTGGACGGGGAAACGGCCGCGACCGCGGTGGTGGTCGGCTAGTGCTCGGACTTCAGGATGTGATGGCGCGGGTGTTCCGCGGCCCGGCCCGAGGCGTTTCGCCTCGGGTCCGGTCGCGGGTGCCCCTGCCGGCGGTGGTGGACTTCCCGGTCGACGTCCTCCGGGCGCTCCGGGCGTTGGACCCCATGCTCGACGGCTATGTGCTGCCGGATGGGCGCGTGTGGATCCTGCAGCTGGTGCCGGATCGCGCACGGATCGTGGAAGGGCGCCGGCTGCTGCTGGCGATGAAGGAGGACCACGACCAATGGGAGCCAGCGTATTCGGCCTCCCTGATGGCCGAGGGGTTCTGGCTGCTGGGCGAGTTGCCGTTTCGCGAGGGGACGTCGGCGGGGGCTGCGGTGCGGCTCGCCTCGACGGTCCTGAACGTGACGGAGCAGAAGCTGGCGCAGACGATGCGCGCGCGGCGCTCCGAGGCGGACTCGTCGCAGGCGGCGGTTCGGATGCGGGACACGTTAAGCGACCGGATCCGCTCGAGCGCGAAGTCGGACTGGGCGCGCTCGTTTCGGGCCCGGCGGACATTCTCTCACTAGGGGTCGATCATGCTGCTGGGAAAGCGGGTGTTGGGGGCGGAATTGGCGGCCAGCGAGGCGCTCAAGGAGACGGGTGGGGCGGTCGTGGCGGTCAGGCTCGGGCCTCGGGTGCTGGCGCAGGGAGCGCCCATTGCGACGCCGGCGGCGGAGAAGCCGCGGCCGCGCGCGGTGCGCAGCGCCAACCGCGTGACGCCTCCGAAGCCTCCGGCGGTGGCGGACGAAGCGCCGGCGCCCAAGAAGCCAGCGCCCTCGAAGGACGACCTCGGGTACTCCGAGGGGCAGGTCGAGGACATGCTGGCGAAAGACGCAAACATGTGGGACGTGGTGCTGGATGCCGAGGCGGTGCGACCGGAAGGGCCGCGCGCAGCAGTGGCCGCGATGCTACTGTCGGCGGCGGAGCGGGCGACGGAGAAGCCGATCCCCGACAAGCTGGTGGCGTACCTGGAGACGTTGATCCCGAAGGCCAACTAAGGAGTCCCGATGGCCCTGCTCGCCGGCGATGTCATCAATCATGCGCGGGACATGCACCCTGCGCTGTCGGTGGTGAATGCGCCGGCGGTGGTCGGGTATCGCGCCATCTCGCGGTTTCAGGGGGATCTGGTCGAGCAGATCGCGGCGCGGCAGCCGGGGTTCCTAGCGGAGACGCTCACGGTCGCGCTCCCGCTGGCGACCTTCGCGAGTGGCATCAACCTGACGACGCTGATCACCTCGGGCTGGCTGGCGCTCGAGGATATGTTCGCGCGGTTGACGTCGGATTCCGACACGACGCGCTGGCCGCTCCGGTGCGAGAATGTGCCGTGGGGGCAGCGGGACATGGCGCAGCCGTGGCCGGCCTTCACCATGCGGAACGACGTGCTGTACCTGCTGGGCACGGAGACGGACTGGTCGGTCATGTCCTCGCTCCGGATCTCGTACACGGCGCAGCCGGCGGACGTCACGCAGGACTCGTCGGCGCTGGTGGTCCCACTGGATGCCCGCGAGACGCTGGCGACGTCGCTGTGCGCGTTCTACCTGTCGCGGCTGGTGTCGGAGCCCACGCACCGGGTGACCAGTGAAATGGCCTCGGTGTGGGATACGAAGGCCGACACGGAGCGGTCGCGGTTCCTCGGGCGCATCGGGCGCACGGGGCAGAAGCAGCGCTTCCGCGTCAGAAATGTGATGGGGTACTGACATGTCATCGACCGTACAAGCCATCATCGACGGCGGGTTCGCCAAGTCTGCGGCGGCCCGGCCTGAGTCGTTCACCTCGTCGGCGGAGCTCATCAGCGAGGTGGCCTCGGCGCTGCGCGCGTGCTTCCAAGTGCTCGCGCGGGAGAATCCGTACATCATCTCAACGACCGCCACGGCCACCTTCAACGGCACGGGCTGGGCCCGGCCGGCAGGGTGCCTTCGCGTCATCAAGATCATGGCGGATGCCGGTACGATCGCGGTGCCTTCGCTCGCGGTGGGGGCGGAGATTGCGGTGGTGCCGTACGACGATCAGGCGGTGTGCGCGGGGAGGGCGTCCCTGACGGAGCTCGGGCAGGTGTTCCGCTCGACGGGGCAGTCGATGGATCCTTCCGCGGGCACCCTGGCGATCGTCTATGCGCAGGCGCCGGTGGTGCCGACGCTGGTGAGCGAGACCATCGATCCGCTGTTCCCGACCGAGTTTGACGACTACCTGAAGTTCGACATGGCGGCGTACTTCGCCATGAAGGACAAGCGCTCCGAGGACGAGCAGACATTCCGCTCGAACCAGTCGGCGCTCCTGCAGCAGATCATCGACTGGTCGCGCGCGCAGACGTACAGCATCGTGCAGCGCTTCCCGCTGGTCACCGCTCCGCTCACGAACACGGACGGTGGGCGCCAGCAGCCGGCGAAGGGCGCGTGAGCATCCGGCGCGGCCTCCGCAAGATCTCCGAGCTCCCTGCGGCTGGGGCGCTCGGCGCAGCCATCATGGAGGTGGAGATCGCCGGGCTCCCGTATCAGACGGGCGTCGGCGACATGGCGAGTGTGCTCCAGTTCACCGAGGAGCGTCCGTCTGTTCCCTCGCCGTACGACGATGAATTCGACGCCAGCACGCTGGATCCCAAGTGGACGCAGACCGGCGGGGCGGCGAGCGACTTCGAGCTTCAGTTCTCGCGGCTACTGGGCGTCAGTGCGACGCAGGCGGTGCTTCAGCAGAATATGGCGCTCACGCATCCCCTGCGCATCGTCTGTGGCATCGATGGCAACAACATCGGGGCGGCGTACACGGGAGTGAAGCTGGTCCTGCAGGGCGTGACGAAGGGGCTCCACTTCGGCATCGACGGCGGCGTGGACGGCAACCAGCGGCGCCTGGCGGCGCTGCGGCTGAGTAATCTCGGGGTGTACGAAGTCGACCTGCAGACACTGGCGATCACCACGGCGGTGGGTGTTGGGGGCAGCCATGTCGCGGCCGAGCAACTCACGATGATCGTGGATGCCACGAACGTCTACTGCTACTACGGGCCGCTTGGCGCGGCGCCGAAGGTCTGGTACACGTACGCACGGTCCAATCTCGGCACGCTGGCTTCGTTCAGCGTGGGCGCCGGCAACGGGTACAGTGTTCGTTGGTTCCGCGTGGACCGTGCCACGACGCAGTCGGCCTTTCCGCTGGATTGGGCTGGTTGATGGAACGCGTGAAGATGCCACTCGTTCTGGGCCGGGGGCTCGATCGAGCGACCGGCCTTGCGGCTGCGCAGCCACAGTTCCCGGTGGACGCTCGGAATGTCTACGGGCGGGATGCCAAGATGAGCGTGCGCCCAGGGCTCGCGGAGTCTGGGTATGCGCCGCTTACGTGGGGCACGGACCTACTGGAAGTGATCGGCATGAAGAGCACGCACGACGTGCTTCTCGTAGTATACGACCGCGACACGCTGCAGATCCGCATCTACCGCATGGATCCGTCCACGGGGCTGGTGCAGACGCTGGCGGGGCTCGGGGCTTGGGGAACGCTCAACAGCGCGGCCGAGTATCCGGTGGTGAGCTACGACGAGGCGGACGGGCGGGTGATGATCGCTCATGCCGAGGCGAGCTACCTACTCCGGCTGCCCACGGTCTACTACACGCCGGATTTCGCCTCACCGGAGACGGTGGGCACGCTCACGACGCTCGAGGCGGATCTTGACGGCACGGGGGTGGTGCATCCGGTCTACTTCCGGGCAGTGTGCACGCACCTCGAGTATATGATCGGCGCCGGCTATGGCTCCAACAGCGACCCAGACCGCGGCGACGTCGTGCGGTTCTCGAAGCCGGCGGACCCGACCACGTGGAGCGCGCCCAACTTCGTGCTGTTCGGGGTGAAGAAGGAGCCGGTGGTCGCCATGAAGCCGGTTAGCAAGTTGCTGGCGGTGGCGAAAGAGGACGAGACGTGGATCATGGACGGGGCGGTGGGCTCGCAATTCACGCCGCGCCGGATCGATGCCAAGTACGGCTGTGTGTCGGCGCGCGGGATGCTGGTCGCGGGCGATCGGGTGTTCCAGTGGTCGAAGGATGGCCCGCGGCAGGTCACGACGGAGAACACCTCGCCGATCGGCCAGCCGCTCGAACTCATCTCGCCCATGCCCACGGACCTGCCGACGCGCGGGCCGGCGCGGCTCATGTTCACGGCGTACGACATCTACCGCTACCTGGGCGAGTGGGTGTGGCCGGACCTCGAGTCCGCCGCGGCGCCGGTGACGTCGTACGCGCTCTCCCTCTGGAATCCTGACGATCCCCGGTGGACCTTCTTCACGCGGGAGCAGCCGGTGTCGTGCGCGGGCATCCTGTACGGCACGGATCAGGGTGGCGTGCCTGATCCGCCGGTGGGGTATCCCTACGGACTGCTGGCGGTGGACGTATGAGAAAGCGCAAAGAGGGGTATTGCCTTGTGAGCCTCAGGGGCCAGCAGGCATTTCATGCGCGCCGCGACCAGTATGCCACGATTCGTCATGCGTGGTTGGAGGGGGTGCGGTTCGTGGATATCGTCGGGCCGTACGGGGATCGTGGTACTATTTCGCTTGCGGATGTCGATGGCGTGTTTGATATGACGCCAGAATCCATCAACGCGTCTATCGCGGACGAGCGCGCAGACAATGAGGAGGAGTCGTTGGGTGGGGGTATTCCATGAGTCTCTCCGCGAATGCCCTCTATCGCTCGGTGGCGCTCAGTTGGAACAACTACGACGCCTCGGGGAGCGAGTACGTGCAGGTGTTCGCGAAGCCCTCGGGCGGCTCGTGGAGCCTGGTGCTGACCGTGCCGGTGTCGGGGCTCGACCAGACGGCCACGTGGGACACCGCACTCCCGCTCACGGCGTATGAAATCGCCATGCGTTTCGTGAACGCGACGGTTCCCACGGTCGGGTATGAGGGGACGGATCCGGACCTGTGGACGGCGGCGACTGCGGCACAGTCCAAGACGACGGTCACCACGACGTCGGCGGATGTGACAAGCTTCACGGGCTCCTTCGTGTCCTCGGCCTCTCCGGTCGCCCTGGCGTGGGTATCGGCGCAGATGGGGGTGTCGTACCTGCTCGAGAAGAACCTCGGGGCCGGCTGGGTCACGGTGGCCACGGTGGCAGGGACGTCGTATCCGTACACGGTGCCGGCGGCGGAGTTGAATACGACCGTGCAGTTCCGCGTGACGGCCAAGAATGGCGCGGTCACGGGAACTCCGGTGACGCTCGGTGTCACGATGGCGATTGTCGTCGGGACGCCGGCGTGGGTCAGTGCGGTGTTCAGTGCCACTACGCGGCAGGCGACGCTAACATGGAGTGCGGCGACGAACGCGACCGCCTATGAGATCTACAAGTCCACGGACGGTGGAGGTAGCTACTCGCTGGTCGCGTCGCCGACTGGTGTCAGCTACGTCTACTCGGTGCCGGATGGCGAGATCAACACCACGGTCAAGTTCAAGGTGCGCGGGACGCAGGGGGCCACGGCGGGCGCTTACTCGACGGTGCAGGATCTCGCCATGACGCTTGTTGTCGGGGCCACAGTGGTCACGGCGGCGAGTTGGACGCCGACCTCTTGCATCGTGAGCTTCAATCTGACGGCGGCCGCCAATGCAACGGCCTATGAGTGCCAGTGGTCGCTGGACGGAGTTACTTGGAATGCGGATGGGTACACGCCGTACCTCTACCGCACCTATCAGGTGACGGCCGCGCAGGTGAACCAGACGCTCTACGAGCGAGCGCGCGGGGTGAACGGCAGTGTCGTTGGTCCGTGGTCTGCTGCAGCGTCAATCGCGACCACGGTGACGATCGGGGCGCCGAGCGCCCCGACGTACTTGGGCTCGGGTGCCATCAGCTGGACTCCGGCCTCTGGCGACGTCGCCAATCAGGTTGTGCAGCAGTCAAGCGACGGGGTGACCTGGGACATGGTCAACTTCTATGCAAATGGGATTGGCAGTGGCGCAGTGGATACCTCTGGGGCACGGCGATACATCCGAGTCGCGGGGTACACCTCGAGCTTCATCGTGTTTGTGCCTGGTCCAGCCACCTTCGTTCCGGTGTGGTGATGCCATGACCCAGACCATCCTGTGGGGCACGGTCCTGAACGACGGCGCGGTGCAGCGCCGGCGGGCGACGTCGGATTACCACACGCGCGTCACCTCCGAAGGCGAGGCGCGCGTGGTGTCGATCCTCGCGCTCGATGTGCTGTTCTATCGCAAGACGTCGGCCGGCGATCGCCGGGTGACCTCGGAAGGCGATCGGCGCCTGCTGGACTCTGGGACGCTCGGGCCGCCGTACTACGCGACTGCGGACGTCACGATGGACGGTGGGGAACCGTTCGGCTTCCTCTACGACACGGGGCCGTGGCAGCCGGACGCGCAGGGCGGGGAGTGCCTGTTCGCGTGGGCCTACCTGACCTTCTCCTGGTCGATGGCGGCCACGGTGCGCATCACGCCGAAGGTGAATGGATCCTCGGCCACGGTGACGCTGCCGGACGGGGCGACGATGGAGACCATTGCGCCGGTGTTCCAGATGGAGCAGCAGTCGGGCACGCTGCAGCGCGTGAGTCAGGTGTTCGCGGTGCCGCTGGCGCGCGTGATGATGCGCGACGGGGCCGAGGTGACGCGGGTGTACACGCGCGGGCAGCGCCTGCAGTTGACTATCGAAAGCACAGGGCCGCTCGGTGTCGGCGAGCTTATGTTGGAGGGGGTGGAGGTGGAGTTCGAGCCGGTGCGGAAGTCCATCTATGCGACGGTGGATGCCTCATGAAAGGGCAACAGGTAAAAACCATCATCATCCAGCAGGCGGATATCAACGATATCCAGACGGCGCTGGACCTGTTGCGTTCTGGGCAGGGGTTGACGGCAGGGGAGTCGGGGTTGGCGGCGGTCGATCCCATCGCGAATCTGGAATTGATCGGACAGCCGCAGGTGGTCTGGGACGGGCTGTATTACAACGTGTTCTTCTACATTTCGTCGGGGTGAGTCATGGCGACAAAATCTTGGGGCTCATCGCGCATCCCTCGCCCGGCGCCGACCACGTACGGCGAGCAGCGGGTCAATGATGCACAGGACGATTGGGATGCCGCAGGCGACTGGGTTGATCGGGATCGCCAGGGCGCTGCGCGTCGTCGGGATGACACCTACCGGGCGGGGGGGGAGGCGCTTGACTCGTTCAACAATCGGCCGGTGGGCGCGGAGACGCGGGCGTTCATGCCCACGAACGTCCAGGGCTACTCGCCCACACAGCTGCAGCAGTGGATGGCATCCCTCTCGATGGCACCGCGCGCGGGCGCGCGGGCGGCGCCGGTAGCGGCGTCCCTGCGCAGCGCGCCCGGTGCTGGGGCCGGCGGGACTGCGGTGCCGTTCGTGTCCAAGAACCTCGAGGCATTCGACAATTCAGCGTTGATGAACTTCGATCCCTCGGCGGCCGGCAAGGAGTTTGCCGGCGGCGCCTACAGCGACTACAAGACTGGCCTGCAGGATGACCTGCGCCTGTTCGATGACGAAGCGATCGCAGCCGGCCGGCTGCGCACCGGGCAGTACGACGTCGACAAGGGCGATGTGATCACGCGGCGCGGTCGGGACTTTGACGCGCGAATTGCGCAGGCCGCGCTTGACTTCTCCGGCCAGCGCCTCTCCGCGCTCACGGCTGGCTCGGGGCAGCGCCTCTCGCGCGCCTCGGACATGGACGCCAACGCGCGGATGCTGGCCGAGCTCAACGCGAACCTGGGCTTCCAGCGGGAGCGGGGTGCCTCGGAGGACGCGATCAAGTACGCGGGGCTCGACAACGAGGCGTACGGGCTTGAGACCGACCGTTACGGGCTGGGTCTGAAGGGGGCCTCGGCCATCGATGAGATGGGATGGGACCGCGCGCGGACGCTGGATGAGTTTGGGCGCTCGCGCGCCACGGGCATCGATGCCATGACGGAGGCGCGCGCGAAGACGGGGCTCGACGCGGCGCTTGATCGCGAGAGGCAGTACTCCGGCGAGTACGGGGACTACGCGGAGCGCGCGGGCGATTACCTCTCGAGTTCGCTGGACCGGGCGGCGCAGGACAGGGAGATCGAGGATCTGCGCGCGGAGTTGCAGCGGCTCCGTGATCAGGGGCCGAGTCAGGCGTCGTGGGATGCGGCGTCGGCCTCGCGCAGTCCGAGGCAGCAGGCGGATCAGTTCGGACTATTGCATCAAGTGCGGAGTGCGCCCGCTGGCGGCGGGTCGTTCCGGCGGTAAGGTCACGACGCGGCAGGAGGCATCATGGGATTTCGGGGACCGAATCGCGGGATTGATACGGCAGCCATCACGGCGCCGTATCGGTTGCGTCGTGAAGAGGAAGAGACGGCATTTGAGAACGCGATGCGCCGGGCGGAGCAGGGAAATCGCGCATCGCAGATCCTCGGGCAGAGCATCGAGCGCGACGAATCGCGCCGTGCTGGCGAGGAGGCGGGTCGCGCGCGCCTCGCCATGACGCCGGGTGTGCGTGAAGGGGGAGGCGGATCGCGGTGGGGCATGACGGTGGCGGACTCACCGGCGCTCCGGCCGCGGTCGTTCCGCCAGTTCGGGCGCGACTACAGCTTTGATCCGGTCGCGGCCGGCGAGCAGGAAGGCGCGGCGCGCGGCGTGATGCAGAACACCGAGGAGTCAACGCGGATGGACGCGCTGAAGCGCATCCCCGGGCTCTCGCCTCGCATGGCCTCGCGGATGGTGTACGGGCGCACGGGCGTGATGGATGAAGAGGATCCGAGCGTGCTGCGCACGGCGCTGTCCGAGTACCTGCGCGCGCCCTCGCGGGAAGCGGCCGCCAAAGCCATTGAGGCGGGGGCGAACGCCAACACGTTCCCCGATCGGTTCTTCCTGCCGGAGAGCGACCAGCCGCCGCGGCGCGGGACTCCGGAGTACATGGCCATGCGCCGGGCGGAGCTCATGCAGGACGCGGAAATCGACACGGAGTTCCTGCGGGAACAGGCACCGATACGGGCGCGGGCGACGGCCGCGGCACGGCCGCCGGTGCGCAGCAAGGGGATCATCAAGCAGTTGGCCTCGGGTGAATTCATCCGGATCGATCCCGAGACGGGCGACATCGAAGGGCTCGGGGCGATGGGGGCGAAGCCTGGCGCGCGCGGGTCCATGCTGGACGACCTGCTGGCGCCTCCGGCCGTCGCGCCTGCGACGCCGACTGCGGTCCCTGCAGCGCCCACGGTGGCGCCGGAGAGCACGGCCACGTCGATGGTGCCGGACGAGGCGGAGCGGCAGGCGTTCACGGCCGCCTATCGCGCCCTCCGCAAGCGGGGGGTGAAGGATCCCACGGCAGCGCAGGTGCGCGCGGAGATGGCCGCACTCGCGGGAGGCGGCCGTGGCCGGCCCGAGTAAGTACGACCAGTGGTTGAAGGAGGAACGCGACCGGGAGGCGATGGATGCCGACCAGCCGCGTCGTCGTGCGCTTGCGACCCGTCGCTCCGAGATCGGATTCGGTGAGGACGTCGCCGGCGCGTTCACGCGCGGCATCACCAAGCCGGCGACGTCGATGGCCCGCGGGGTGGGCTGGATCACCAAGAAGCTGACCGGCGGTCGGTTCGGGCAGGGCGCCGAGGATTGGGCGGATCGCTCAGACGAGGCGATCGCCGAGTACACGGGGACGCGGACCGGCGGCACGGGCATGACGCCGGAGTCCGAGGCGCTGGATCCCGGCATGGCCGGATGGGCGGAAGTGCCGGCCCGTCTGCTTGGGGAGGTGGCGCAGACGGCGGTGGGCGGCGGTGGAATTAAGCACCTGCTCACGGGCGCGCGGGCCTCGCGGGTGATTCCGAAGGTGGCGTCGACGCTGCAGCGCTGGGAGAAGGGCGGTGCTGCGGCGCGCACGGCGGCCTCTGGCGTGCCGTTCCTGCCGGTGGATGTGGTGCAGGGGGCGGGGAGCGCCTTCGAGGACGAGGAGGGCAACCTGGGCGGGTTCGTCCTGCCCGGGCGGGGCGGGGCAGCGGTGGAGAACGTCCTGATGGGGAACGTCCCCATGTACGGCATCGAGAAGGGGATCGATGCGGTGCGGGGGGCGCGGTCTGCGCGGGCGTTCGATGAATCGCTGGCGCGGGCGGAGGCGCGTTCGGCCCCCTACCGCTACGCGAAGGAGCGGAACGTGGCCGAGGTGCGGCCTAGCCGCCTTCTGGCGGCCCAATCGGAGCCCTTCCGGCCCACCAGTGGCGACCGGACGGGTCCGGGCATTCCTATGCCCGAGGCGTCGTTTGTCTCGCGCGACGTGCCGGAGACGCGCGCCGAGCGGCTGCTGGCGTACTCTGAGCCCCGGCCCACGGCCGGCACGGAGCCAGTGGGCCCTGCCATTCCCACGGGGGCGGTCGCACCGGACATCGAGGGGATGTTCGGGGTGGTGCCTCCGGAGCGGCGGTTGGGACGGGGGCCGCTGGTCACGCCTCCGCCAGTCGATCCGATGGAGGAAGCGCTCAAGTACTCGCGGGGGCGTCAGGCCGAACGGGCGGCGCGCGGCGAGTCCACGTTCGACATGCACGATTTCATGGCCCGGCGCCGTGGGGAGCCCACGGCCGAGGAAGTGGAACGTGCGGCGATGCGGGGTGATGCGGTCGATGTCGCTCCGACGACTGTTCGTCCAGCGAAGAATGCCGAGGGGTACTTCGAGGACGTCCGGACGGGTTCGGGCGTCTACCGCAAGATGTCGCGGGTGTCGAACGAGGGGCTGCTCCGGCAGCTGGCCGAGTACGCCGATGAGCGCCTCGGGACGGTGTCGCACACGCCGGCCGCCAAGGCGATGGTCAAGCGGTTGGACGAAATCGAGGGCGAGCTTGAGCGCCGCGGGTTGACGCAGGACCAGATCTGGGGTCCGGAGTTGGAGAAGGTGCGCGCCCAGCGCGCGGCGGCGAAGCAGGCGGAGCAGGAAGCGGCCGACTCCTATGTCGCGGGGGACGAGGACACGTCATTTGACTTCGGTCCTCGTGCTGGGGCGACACGTCAGGTGGTGGTGAATACGCTGGGCGGTGGGGCGGTATTCGGGACGGCAGGCTCGTTCGTGGGCGACACACCAGAGGAGCGCCAGCGCAATGCGGGGCTCGGGTTCATGGTGGGCTCCGCCGGCGGGGCCGGTGCGATGGCGGCGCCTGGCATCGTGCGGCGGACGGTGCGGAACCTGAAGGACCGGCGGTTCCAGCGTGCGCTGCAGGAAGGGAAGGACGCGGCGACTGCCGCCGGTGCGCAGCCGTGGCAGGCGGAGGCGCTGATCGAGGCGGGAGCACCTCCGGTCGGTGCGCAGTGGCGTGCAAGTCCCCGGGGGAAGACGGGCGCGGTCGGGGACGTGGAGAAGGTCGGGGGCTCGGGCTCTCCGATGGGGAAGAATCGCGCGCCGGAGAAGGTTCCTGTCGGTGACGTCGATGCCGAGTCCACCTCTCCTGACTACATCCCAACGGTCGATGCGGTAAAGTTCGCCCGTCAAACGTTGGGCGCTGATGAATTCGAGAAGGTTGTGCGCAGCATTCCGGCATCAGCGAGCACCGATCCGGCCACGGTCGCCATGATGACGGAGCAGGCTGCGCGTGAGGTCGTCGCAAAGGCGCAGGGGAAGACGGTGCGTTACCCACAGACGAATATCTGGGGCGCGGCAGAAGCAGTCACGCCTGCCCGTCGGCTCGTACTCCCTGAACACCTGCGCGAAGGCTATGAGGCCGGATCAACCGACGCGGATATCCTCGCAGAGGAACTGTACAGCGGGGCGTATTGGGACCGGACGCCAACGCAGGCGATGATGAACGCGCAGGACGAGATCGGGAAGTTCGCCGAGGCGTTCACCGCAGCGGATCGCCCCTTGTCCGAACTGCGCGCGGCGGCACGTGCGCACGCACGGGAGGCGTTGAGCACGAAGGCGGAACGACAGGCGTTCCTCGGGTCGGTAGATGACCTACTGGTTCGGGCCGAGACGCCGAGGCCACGGACCGGTGCCGTGGCTCCTGCGGTCGCCTCTACGGTGGGCGGTGCGGCGGTCGGTGGCGTGGCAGGGTCCACGGTCGGGGACACGCCGGAGAAGCGGAAGCGGAACGCGGTAGCGGGCGTCCTGGTGGGCGCCGGCGCTGGCGCGGGGGCTGCGCGCACGGTGTCTCGGATCTCGCGCCGGACGGCTGCGGTCGCGGCGAAAGCCTCAACGCCGGCGCTAACGAAGGCGGCCTCGATGGTCGCGGCCGGCGAGCGCTCCGTGGCGAAGGGGGCGACGTTCCTCACCGACGCTGAGAAGGCGTACACGGATCTGGTGGACGAGGCGTTCCCGCTCTCGAAGTTCGGACGCGAGTACGACCAGCAGAATCCCGAGCGCCTCGCTGAGACGGTGGCGCAGGGGCAGGGCTGGCGTGGCCAGGCGCGGGTCTACATGGACGAGCGGTACCGGCCGATCCTCGAGCGCATCAAGGGGCGGGAAGCCGATGTGCAGGGGTACGTCGTGGCGAAGCGCGAGCAGCAGTTGCGCGCGCAGGGGGCGGCGCCCAAGACCACCATGACGGACGCGGAGATCGCGGCGGCGGTGCGGGATGGGGATGCGGACCCGGTCCTCGCGCAGGCGCAGAAGGATCTGACGGCCGCCTACCGTGACCTGCTCACCATGCGGCGGAACGTCGGGCTGCTGGATCCGGACAAGTACGACGCCATCATTGCGTCCGAGGACTTCTACACGGCGTTCACGCGCGAGTGGGGCGGCGAGACGGGGGCGAAGGGCGGCAACAGCGCCGGCAAGTTCATCAACCGCGGGGCGGGCGTGCGGAAGATGGACCGTGAGGCGATCGCCAACGCGGCGATCACGGATCCGCTCGAGCGGCTGGTGCTCGACGCCACGGACACGTTCCGTCAGGTCGCCAAGCAGAAGGTCACGAATGTCGTAGGTGAGATCGTGGAGCAGATGCCTGGCGGTGGCGGCGTGCCGGGGCTTCTCCGTGAGGTCAAGCCGGGAGACACCCCGAAGCCCACGGCACGCATCGTGGAGCCGATGGTGGGTGGCGCGCGGAAGCGGTACGAGGTGACGGACCCAGACTTCTACGACGCATGGGCCTCGTTCGATCCGCGCACGATGGGCATCGCGGAGAAGATCGGCAGCTACTTCAAGCGGACCCTGCAGGCGGGCGTCACGCTGCTGCCGGACTTCGCGATCGCCAATCTGGTGCGCGACACGGGTGGTGCGGCCATCCAGCAGCCAACCAAGAAGTTGCTCAAGCGCGCGGCCGGCGGGGCGGCAGTGGGCGCGGTGGCCGGCGCGGCGACGGCGGACGAGGACGAGTCCAAGTTCGTGCGCGCCCTCGCGGGTGCGGGGATCGGGAGCGGGGTGTCGTCGCTCGGGCCGCAGGTGCTGAAGGCGCTGGGAGCCACGAAGAGCATCCTGACGAACGACGCCACCTACAAGGAGTTCCTGAAGTCCGGCGCCTCGACTGAGGGGTTCTATCCGAAGAACATGGACGACGCGCGGAAGGTGCTGAAGGATCTCCGGCGCAATGGCGTAGAGGCGTCCGATCTCATCAATCCGGTGCGGTGGAAAGACGCGCTCTACTACATCGGGTCGGTCGCCGAGCAGTCGACGCGCGTTGCCAAGTTCAGCGAAATGCGGCGCGCGGGTGCCTCGACTGGACAAGCCGCGCTTGGCGCGCAGGATGTCTCGCTACGGTTCGCCAACATCGGCAAGCGGACGAAGGGCATTGCCTCCGTCACGCCGTTCTGGAATGCGGGTGTGCAGGGGTGGGATAAACTCACGCGGATGATCAAGGATCCGCGCACGGCTGCGGCGGGTATTGCGACCCTGACGGCTCCGACGATGGCGCTCTGGGCGGTGAACAAGGACAACGAGGAGTATTGGGCGCGTCCGCAGTGGGAGCGCAACATGTTCTGGCTGATCCCGAAGGAGGAGGGAGGCTTCTATCGCCTCGCCAAGCCCTTCCAGATCGGGTTCCTGTTCGCCTCCCTGCCTGAGCGCCTGGCGGACTTCGCGTACCAGAAGGCGCAGGGGAACGACGCCAAGCCGGGCGAGACCTTCCGGTCGGCGGCGTTCGATATGCTGGCGACGACGTTCGAGGGGACCATGCCGGTGCCGCTGGCGCTCGGGGTGGCGGCGGAGGAGGCGGCCAACTACGACGCGTTCCGCGGGCGCCCGATCGTGTCTCGGCCGGACCTGCCGGCTGAGATGCAGCATGACGAGCGCACGTCGTTCCTTGCCAAGACGGTCGGCGAAAAGACCGGGACGTCTCCGCAGCGCATCGACCATGTGACGCGCGCCCTCACGGGCTCGGCGGGCACGGTGGCGCTCGGTGCGGTGGACGCAGCGGCACGGCGCGTCGGTCTGGATGACCGGGCTAATCCAGCGCCAGGGGTGCCGCTGCTCGCACGGCGGTTTGTCACCAACGATCTCGGGACGACCGATCAGGAGCAGACGCTGCGGCGCCGGTTTGCGGATGCGGATCGGGTGTATCGTGGCGCGCGGCAGCTGGAGGCGGAGGTCACGAAGGCGGGAGGTGATCCAGCAAAGCTGAAGGCGTACGTGGATGAGCACAAAGAGGAGCTACTGGCGCGGGAGCAGATGGAACAGGCGGTGAAGAAGCTCAATTATTACGCCGATATGCGGAAGGCATTGCGGAAGGATCGGCGGATTGATGCGGCGGCGCGGCAGGAGCAGTTGCAGGTACTCAGGCTACTCGGGCAGGAGCTCGCGCAGCGCGCTCTGGCACCCACACCGACGACCAGTGCGAGGGCGACGCCGTGACTCAGGTACTAGGAGATCCCGTGATTGTGACGATTGCAGTGTACACCTGGCCCTTTTTCTTTTCCGGCGTGATCGGGTTGATCATCTGGATCTGGAAAGAACGGGTTACCGAGCGGGCGGCGCAGCATTTCGAGGAGCGCGTCAACACGGTGCGCAGCGACATGGAGCTGCGGCTGGCCCGGCTCGAGCACCACATGTTCGGCGAGGACGGGGACAACGGCCTGCGCGGGGACATGCGGGAAATGATGAAGAAGCTGAACCGCCTCTCCGTGGCGATCGCCATCTGGGCGGCGCGGGAAGGGGTGGAGCTCCCGCGGGAGGAGGCGTGATCAAGCGCTGGTGGCGGGCGGTGGTCGAGGAGATCGTCTGGGTGCTGGACTTGGACGATGGCACTGGGGCGCCCTCCCTCACAAAGGTCATCTCGAGCGGCACGTTCTGGCTGGCGGTGCTGGCGGTGCTGTTGAGCCTGCCGGTGTCGGGGACGGTGGTCGCGCTCGTCATCATCGCCATGACGGGCGCGTTCGGGCGTTCCGCTTGGATGCGCTATCTCGGACGCGGGTCGTGGAACCTTTCGGCCAGCGACCGGACGGAGACCATCACCGAGCGAGTGACGCGCGAGGATATTCTGTCGCGGCGCGGCGAGGATGGGACGGAGCCCGCTGGCAAGGTGCCGCAGGTGTTCGGTGACTGAGCGGCGCCGGCTGGTCCTCTACATCGCGCGGCTCTTCCTGTTCGTGCGCGAAGTGCCGCACGCCTCCAATGGCGGCCGCTGGGTCGAGGCCATTCAGCGCGTCGGCGGGGCAGGGAAGGGCAGCCCGTGGTGCGCGTGCTTTGTCTCGCTGGTGCTCGGGATCGCGTTCAAGGGGAAGCCTCCGCTTCCGTTCACAGCGTCCTGCGACGTGCTGCTCGAGGCGGCGCGCGCGAAGGGATGGCTGCGCGACACGCCGACGCCGGGGTGCATCTTCCTACGCATGGTGAATGATCACGATGCGGACCACACGGGGTTCGTGGGCGAGGACGTCACGGTGCCGTGGCCCACGGTGGAGGGGAACGCGGCGGAGAGCGGTACGCGCGAGGGGGTGGGAGTGATGGAGCTCGCGCGGCCGAAGGGCAAGGAGCGGTACCTGTTCATCGACTACCCGGAGGATGTATGATCACGCGATGGGTGTCTCCGTTGACGGGCCGGACGGTGCGGCTCCACTGGAAGAGCTGGCTCGCACGGATGGGCGGGCAGTTCAACTGCATGACGCTCACCAAGTCGGACATCTTCATTGCCCAAGACTGGATCGGGCCGAAAACACTGGCCCACGAGGATGGCCACACGATCGAGGCCGAGAAGCGGGGCTGGCTCTACCTCCCGTGGGTGCTCTTTGGCTACGTCTGGAAGGGGTACGCACGGGCGAAGGCGGAGCGGGAGGCTGACGAGTACATGGCGGCCAATGCCCACCTGTACACGGCGATTGGCACGGTGCCGTCGTGGGTAAAGGACGCATGAGCGGCCTTGCTGCAGTCCTCAAGCGCCTCCCGTCCACAGCCTATCTCTACGGGCTGCTCGCCGTCGCCGTTGTCTCGGGCTTCGCGGGGTTCGTGCATTACCAGCGGGTGATCGGCGCGCGGAACTTGGCGCTCCACCAAGCGGACTCGGTGGCGAAGGTGCGGCAGGCGGAGTTCAAAGAGGTTGAGGCTGAGGCAGCGGAGGCGCGTCGCGCGCGCGATGTGCTGCTGGCAAAGGCACGGGCGGAAGTGGCGAAGGATCGCGCGGCGAAGGTGCTCTCCGATTCCATGATCAGCGCGGCGTCCACGGAGCGGGACCGTGCGCAGCGGTTGCTTTCGGACAGCCTCGCCACGGTCGCGCAGCTGCGGGAGCAGGTGACACGGCTGGTGGCCTCGGGGAAGGCGGACTCGGCGGCGCAGGGCGCGCGCATCGCCCAACTGGAGCGCACGAAGGCCAGCCTCCTACTGCTCGTGGGCGCGGACTCGACGGCCATCCAGAAGGGGATCGCAGCCACGAATGCGGCGGTGGCGCGCGCGGTGGCGGCGGAAACGCAGGTGAAGATACTACGGCGTTTGTTGCCCTCGACGGCGGGCCAGTGGGTGAAGACGCTCCTCACGGCGGGCGCGGCGTTCGAGGCGGGGCGGGCGTCGGCCGGCCAGTTTCCTTGACAGGTCGACTCGGCGCATATACTGTAGGGGCACGGATTGGGGAATCCGCGATGTACAGGGAAAGGGTGTCAGGCCAGTGGGCGCCGTCAGTCGTGAGGCTGGCGGCGTTCCTCTCTCCCCACATGTCGCACGGTAGAGCAGCGGTAGCTCGCTAGATTCATAATCTAGAGATCGCGGGTTCGATCCCCGCCCGTGCCATTATAGGATCCGCGGAGCACCTATCGGCTGGGTAAAGCGGAATAGGAACCAGCGCACAGCCGCTTGAGTGTGCACACCCGGGAAGACCGGCCTAAAAACGCTCAAGCCAGTCCCTCGTCACTCCGGTGGCGGGGGGCTTGTGCTTTCGGGGGGGGGCTTGCGCGTTTTCGCGAATAGGTGTAACCTTGCGTCGTGTCTCACACCATTCCCCTCGAACAGGTCCGGCTGGCGCTCGAGCTCGAGATTGCTCGGGCGGGCTCCGGACAAGCCCTCGCCAAAAAGTGGGGGATCGCGCAGTCCTCGATCTCGGCGGTGTGCAAGGGGCGCACGCCGGGTCCGATGTTGCTGGAGAAGTTGCGGCTGCGGCGGGTGGTGCGGTATGAACGCGTGGACGCGGAGGCACGATGACCAAGTACCGAATCAAGCGGCGCGGGTGGCGGGTGAAGGAATGGCTGGCGTGGGACGGGACGCCGACGACGGACGTCACGCGCGCCATCGCCTTCGACTACTACACGTCGGCGATCATCTTCCTGCTCGAGACCCTGGACGAATTCGATCTCTGGACCGTCGAGGCGTATCGGGCTGGCCATCAAGCGGAGTGTGCGGCATGATCTACTTCTGGATTTATTGGGTGATCGTGATGTTTTTCCTCCTGAGCGCCTGTGACAAGGATGCGCAGGAGGCGGACCGCCGGCTGGATGAGTACGTTCGGCGCTACGGCGACTGACCGTGGCGCTGGTGCTGGACCCTTTCCCCTTCCCCGAGGTTCCCCATGAGCAAGACTGCCGGACCATTGGTGTCCACGGAAGCACAGGACGCGGCGATTGCCGCCGTCGTCATCGCCGGCGAGAAGTACGGCGCCGCGAAGCAGCACGAGATGGCGCTCGAGGACCAGCGCGCGCTCGTGAAGAGCGAGGCCATCGCGCGCATCATGGCCCTCCCCGATCCACAGAAGGACGGGAAGCTCTACTCGGCGACGGCGGCCGAGGCCATCGTCATGACGGATGCCGTCTACGCGCTGCACCGGAAGGATCAGGGTGAGGCGGTGGCGGAGACCATCCGGTGCGAGGCGGCGTACAAGGCGGCGTGCTACCGTGCGCAGTGCCTGACGTTCCGCGTCATCGAGATCGGCTGATGCTGCAGGTGATGGTGGTCCGTTCCGACCAGCAGCCGGTGCTGCTGGTGGCGCGCATCGACGGGGTGCAGCTGACGCACGATGCCGCGGTGCGCGCCATTCGGGCGCTGGATCTGCCAGCGTCCTCCACTCTCAGGTCGGCAGGAGAACATGACTAACCCAGCACCAGAAGCCCCTGTGTCTGAGGTCGGCACGGCGATTGTTGCGTCTCCACCTGTCCGTCATTCCCTGCGAGTTCTGCGGCCCGTTGCGGCGCCGGCGGACCTGATCCGCTCGCAGAACGAGATGCGGGAGTTCATCGAGCAGGCACTGGAAAAGGACAAAGACTACGGCGTCATCCCTGGCGTAAAGAAGCCTACGCTGCTGAAGCCGGGGGCGGAGAAGGTGACGCTCGGGTTCGGTTGTGTTGCCACCCCGCATATCCTCGAGAGGGAAATCGACCACGACCGTGCGGTGCGCTGGTTCAAACAGAAAAAGGTCTGGAACAACGCGCACCAGAACGACCGGACGTTTCGGTGGGAGAAGGAGGAAGGGGAGTCGATCGGCCTCTACCGCTACGTGGTCCAGGTGGACATCGTGGACCAAGATGGCGTCGTGCGCGGTTCGGGGATCGGAAGTTGTTCCTCGATGGAATCTAAGTACGTTGATCGCCCGCGCGATTCCGAGAACACGATCCTGAAGATGGCGACCAAGCGCGCGCACGTGGCGGCGGTACTCGGGACGTTCGGCCTCTCGGAGCAGTTCACGCAGGACGTGGAGGAGATGCCGCGTGAGATGGTGTCGAAGGATGCGGCGCCTTCCCCCGCTGCCGTGTCGCCGCTCGACAAAACGTGGCCCAACTGGCCCAACTTCTTGTACGCCAAGAAGCCATTCCGGGAGATCCCGAGCGAAGTGCTGCTCGAGCAGGTCCCAAAGTCGAAGCGCACCATCGAGCGCGCGCGGGAGAAGGGCGAGACCAAGACGGTGGAGATGGGTGAGGCACTGTTGAACAACATCGAGGCGGTGCTGGAAATCCGGCGTCTCGATGGTGAGGGTAACGCGGCCGCGGCACCCGTGGCTTCTTCGTCCTCGTTCGAGGAATCCCCTCGCGACATTGATCCGGGAGATGACCTCCCTTTTGATGACGGGCGGCGCGCAAGGATAGCGCGCGTCGCCTAAGTAGGTCACGCAGCCGGCTGGGGTCCACGTCACGGGTTACGGGGGTAACCGTCACAAAGTGGGCCGGCAGGGTTGGACTCCCTGCCCTGCGTTTGGAGGTGACACCATGAAGAATCGGATGGAGTTGGCGAAGTTTTTGCGGCGCGTGGCCGCGATGCCGAACATGCCGGAATCCGACCGCTGGGAGTTGATCCAGTGGGCTGCGCGCCATGAGGACACGGTGTTCATGGCGACGGCCGTCGAGCGGGGCGAGGGGTTCACGGTCGGGACGGCGCTCGACGCCTCGCGCCGGCTGCTCCGCGAGGAAGGGAACGCGGCGAAGGTGCTCATGCCGGCCGTCCTGCTGCAGCAGATGGTGGACTCACTAGCGGCGGTCTACGACGGCCGCACGCCGCTGGCACCTCCGCGTGCCGAATAACGATCTCCCGAGTGAGTTCCCGGGTGCCTGGTCGAATTGGCCGGCGCCATTGAAGCGCTACCTGACCTTCCGCGTGATGGAGCGGATGGTCGAGATTCACGGGCCGGTGGATCTGGTCACGTGGGCCTACGCTGGCACCTACCGCCCCAACGGCGAGCGCGTGCCGTTCGTCACCAACGGGGCCGAGTACTATCCCTTGCTGCTCGAGGACGCGCGCGTGTGGCTGGCCGCACTCGAGGCGAAGCGCGCGCAACCGCGCACCCCTACTTCCGAGGACGCTGCACCATGACGCCGCGCTGCATTGTTTATGACATCGAGATCGTGAAGGCGATCCCCGACAAGAAGGTTCCCCCGGTCGCCGGCGTGCAGTACTGCGAGGGCTGGCGGGACTTCGCCGGCATGGGCATCGCGGTGCTCTGTGCGATCGATGCGGACGAGCAGGTCGCGCGGGTGTTCCTCGAGGACAACCTGTCGGCGTTCGCCGAGTGGTCGAAGGATGCGATCCTCTGCGGGCACTCGAACCACCAGTTTGACGACCAGATCCTGAAGGCGCTGGGGCTCTGGACGGCGGCGGGGTCGTATGACATTCTGCGCCACCTGCGCGCAGCGGTCGGGGAGCCGATGGACTTCACGCCTGGGCGCACGAAAGGGGGGCGGAAGGTGGACGATATCGCGCGCCTCAACCTCAACGGGATGCAGAAATCGCTTGACGGCGGGCAGGCGCCGGTGCTCTGGCAGCAGGGGCGGCGGGGGCAGGTGATCGACTACTGCTGCCGGGATGTGGCGATCGAGTACGCGCTGTTCCTGCGGCGCGAGGCGCTGGTGGATCCGGTGACGCGCGCTGTCGTCAAGCTGGCGGATCCCCGTGTCTAACCAGCAGTGGTTCATCGTGCCGGCGGGGACGGAGGTGGGCGTGTGCTCGTCGCCTCGCTGCCGGAAGCCGATCTACTGGATCGAGCACCCGCGCACGCGCCGGCCGCATCCGATCGACTGCGCGGTGCCTGGCGGGAAGGTGCCGACCATCAACGGCAGCAAGGAGCAGGTCGGGCTGTTCGATGACGGGCAGCCTGGGAGCGATGGGCGTGGGGTGTCTCACTTCGAGACCTGTGCGGACGCTGCCTCATTCCGAGGGCGGCGCTAACTCTGGAGGATTCGTGGCACCGAGAAAGGGAGGGATGGAATTGCCTCGGCATCGGCGACAGAAGGGGAAGGGCGAGGAGCGGGAGCCGGTGGTCCTCGAGCCGACCGCGGCGGACAAGGCGCAGTGGGCGGCAGCCGAGCGGCATCGGAAGGCGAACCCGGACGAGGCGACGGTCAGCTTCGAATTCAGGGGGAAGTCCGTTACCATGACGGCGGAGAAGTTCGAGGAAATGGCGCAGCGGATGCGCGGCGATGGCACGGCGGGGGAGGATGCGGACGCTCCGCCGGCGTTCGAGCCGTTTGCGAAGATGGGCGCCGTGCACGTGTCCATCCTCGCGCGCGACCGGGATCTCCTGAATGGCGCCCTGAACATCGCCTCGGCCGAGGCGGCGAAGGCGATCGGTGCGCGGCGGAACCTCGGGCTCAAGCCGGACGCGCAGCTGGAGGGGATCCATGCCACGGCGCGCTCTCTGTCGCAGATGGTCGAGAAGCAGGAGCCGCTGGACGACGGCCGGCTGTCCTTCGAGTTGAACGGATCCTCGGCGCCGGTGCTGCGCATCGCGCTCTGGCTCTGGATGCGATGGGCCGAGCACCTGGACGAGCGGGCGAAGGAGAAGGGGCTCCCGACGTTTGCGGTGCGGGGGATCAAGGTCGCCGAGGAGATCGCGGATTCGATCATCGACCAGCTGGGGCTACTCTGATGCTCGACGCGTTGGCGTCAGACGGCCTCACGCCGGCGCCAGAACGGCGAGTGTCGCGCCATCCCCGTGGGGTGCGGCGGTCGGAGGCCCAGATGGATCTTGAGTTCGTGGCGCCCGTCCTGGCGACGCCGACGCGGGAGATCCGCGGGATGGTGCGGGAAGAGGGCTCGATCGAGTCCCAGCGGGCGGCGGTGGACGTCTCTACCCGCTGCGCGTTCATCCGGTGGCGCATCATGCAGCTGGTGACGACGCTCGGGCCGCAGACGGCGCGCGACCTTGAGACCATGAACGAGTTCCGCAACGATGGTCCCTCGACCGTGCGCAAGCGGATCAGCGAGCTCAAGCAGGCGGCGGAACGGGGCGAGCCTGGGCTGGTACAGGTGGGACGCAAGGATAAGATGGCGCTCTGGGATGTGGCTCCGCCTGCCGTTTTGTCTGTGCAAAAGCCGGAGTTATGAACAAAAGGACGGCAGTTGTGCACATGAATCCGGTAGTTACCCACAGAGATGGCGGGACTTTTCCACGGATTTGCCGCCTTTCTCGATGCCTGACAACTATGTAGTTGTAGTTAAGTACTTACTACTGCTATCAGCGTGCTCACGCACTCTTGACGACAACGGCAGGACAACGGCATGGCAGACGCAGGAGTCGATGTTTCACGTGGCCACACGTCCGGTATTTTGCCCTTGCGGTTCCAATGGAACATTGTATACTAGGCGCGTGAAGAAACTCCCCAAGTGCTCGCGGTGCCATGCGCGCCCCTGTCGGTCGAAGGACCAGCGGTACTGCGCGCCGTGCCATGCGGCAGCGGAGAAGCGGCGGCGCACGGCGCAGGCGGCGGAGCTCGAGCGGTTGCGGCAGTTGGTGGCAGCGCTTTCCCATTCCCCGATCGACGGAGGTTAGGTGTATGGCTCGGCGACTCTCGGCAGATGCGCTGCGGACGGCGCGCGTGGTGGCGGCAGCGGGTGGTGTGCTCACGGCCTCGGTGGCGCGGCAGGTGGCGACGCAGGATCCTCGCTCCGGCAAGCGGCGCACAGCGCCCTGCCCTGAATGCTCAGAGGACGTTGCCTCTGGGCGGTCTGGCGGTGAAACCTGCGGGGGCTCCGGCCTGGTGACCGCTCCGCCGGCGGACGGGCTCGGGACCATCTTCGAGCGCACGATGGCGTGGCGGGACGTCGAGGAGGCGCAGCACGCGCTCAACCTCGCGGCGCGGGAGTGCGGCGTCACGGAAATGACGAACGCCATCTCCGAGTACCAGGAAGCCTGCGAGGACTATGCGCGGATGGGGGCGGGGCAGTGGCACATGGTTCGCGAGTGCCAGCTGAACGTCAACGCGCAGGCGGCGCAGGTCGCGGATCTGGTGCCGTTCCTGCAGGCGCTCGAGGCGAAGCTGGCCGAGTACCGGCGGATCGGGGGGGCGGCCAACCGGGCCCCTGGGGTCGGCGGCCTGACATGAGAAACCAGCCGGAGCACGTCGAGCAGGTGCTGTTCATGCAGCGGGTGTCGCTTGATCCGAGGACGCGGAACGTCCTGATCACGGCGGTGCCGAACGGTGGGCAGCGCAATAAGGCGGTGGCCGGCAAGCTGAAGGCGGAGGGGGTGCGCCCTGGCGTGCCGGATATTCTGGTGTTTGATCCGGCGCCGCCGTCGCTGTTCGAGGGGCGGTCGCCGATCGGGTTGGCGATCGAGATGAAGGTCAAACCCAATAAGCCGACGCCGCTGCAGTTGGCATGGCACGCGGCGCTGGTGACGCGCGGGTGGCGATGTGAGGTGGCGTACTCGGCTGAAGAGGCGTGGGCGATTTTGACGTCCTACCTCGGGGTGGCGCCATGAAATCTCGCGAGGTGCTCCACTTTCCGGTGGCGAACGCCGAGCAGCGGGCGAACCGTGAGGCGTACGCGGCGTGGCGCAAGCTGCACCATCGCCCGTCTGCCTGGTGGACGTTCGTGGGCTACGCGTTCTGGTTCGGGCTCGGCATGGTGGTGTCGGCCTACCTCACGTGGATGGCGTCGTGACCGACCGCTTCTGGGAATTTTTCGGCAAGACGGTTGCCGTGACGGCGTGCCTGTTCGTGCTGGCCTGCGCCCTGTTCTTTCTCGGGATCGCGCGGGATGCGTACTACGAGAGCGAGCACAACAGCCCGATCTTGCTCCCGCCTGACTCGGCTGCGGCGAAGAGGGCCAATGGAAACGTCGGATTGCGGCGGGGCTTGGCGCAGTGTGTGGCGTCTATGCGCTCAGCGCGCCCGTCTCGCCTATAGGCGCGGTGGCCCTTGGGCTGGCGGCAATATGGCTGATCCTGTTTTCCGCGCTGGGGGATGTCGAGATATGACGCACCATTTACCCGAAAAGGAGACCACGGCCATGCCTGTCGGAGCGCAACACATCACCACCGAGGAGCTAACCGCAATGCGCGATGCCCTCGTGCTTGCCGAGAAACATTCAGCCGGAATCGCGCCCGAGGTTGAAGTGCCTCGCGACGTACTGCTCCATATGTGCGAGGAGCTGATTCGTTGGCGCACGCCGCCGGAGAGCAACCTCGGGCAACTGAGCGGTGGCAGTCGATCTGCTCCGCCGGGAGGCCCAATAGATGCCTGATCCCCGACTCAACGTGTCAACAGCCATTCAGATTCCGCGTGTTCCAAACTTCCTCCGTTTCGGCGAAGGACGGGAGGGCGATGGCACTGTGAACATTGCGGCGCTCTCAAACACCGAACTGAGGCGCATCGGCAAGGCATGGACGGCGGCACTCATTGCGCGCGCAGAGGAAGTGCGTCGCCAGAGAAAGGACCTTGACGAACCGGTGAACAGATGAAAAAGCCCGTTACGGAAATCGCAAGAGTGGACATGCTCATGCAGCGCGCAGTTGATGAGGAAATGAACCCCCTACGCCGTCTCCAAGGCCTACTTGAGGATGCCCTGCGGTGGATTGGACCATCACATCACCGCGACCGGTGCGCGATCCGAAAAGGACGCGATTGTACTTGTGGCAAGGAACGCCTTATCAGCGAACTAATCGTCACCATCAAGGGCGACGGGCCGTACCATTTTGCCCCCGCTTTAGATTCGAGTCCGCAGAACGAACGGTGGTACGATGAGGCGCTCCCCGCCATTCTGCGCGCCTATGCCTTGGACTTCGAGCGCCCGACATTTCGGCTTGCGGCGGACGAAGATTTCCCCGCGTTCCTGCGCCGTGTCGCAAACGTTCTCGCAAAAGCTCAGGGAGATAGTCATGCCCAGTAAGCGCATTGTCGTGACGAATGAAATGGTCGCCGTTGCTCTCGACGCCTATGACAAAGAACAGGACGGCGAGGGGTGGGGCGGCCCCAGCGATCTACGCGAACCGCACGAGCGTAACGCGATGGCAGAAGCCCTTCGCGCCGCCTTCGCCCTACTTCCCATTGAAGAGGACGAAGATGACGATGGGCGTACTATCTGCGGCAACTGTGGGTATGAGAAACGCTTCCATAACGCAGATGGAACTGCGCATCTGATGGGTAGCGAGGAGCCGTGCGAGTTCAGGGCCGCTGTCTCCGTCCCCGAGCCGCGCGCCGTGAGCGGGACGAGTTTCTTGGGCGAGCCGTGCGAACACGTCGAAGAGGGAAGTTCTGCGCGGTGTGGCACGTGTCCGTCGTGTGTAGCCGCCGTTTCTGGCGATGGGCACGCCGCAGTTCTCGCGCGTGTCGGTAGGAGTGCGTTCGAGATGGATACTCTTGGTATGCTCGCCCGTTCCTTAGAGGAGCGCATAATGTTTCGGTGGCTGAGTGCTGCCCGCGCCATTCTCGCTGCTGCACGTCCGGCTACGCATTCCGCATTGAATGTCGAATCCTGCGTGGCACTCAGGGCACGCATTCGCTACGCAGAAGAAATCGGCGCTGGCGAAGTCGCATTGACGGGAGACGACTATGCGATACTGCTCGGGGCGCTGGACATCTGCTCTAGCGTACCCGCCGAGGCACGTGAGGTAAACGAACCCCGCCATTGCGCGGGGTGCCATAATCTGCACTGCGGGGGAATATGAAGACCGGAGACATCCCGTCAAATGCACTCGACCACACGACGCTTGTTTGGATAGGGGAAGCGCACCACCGCGACAGGTGTGCGCGACGGCGCGGGCTTGACTGTGACTGCGGCAAGGAAGCTATCCGGGACGCGCTGATTGGCCGCATTCAGAGCGTAGGTAACGCCGTAGCCACGGCGGCGGAGACGATAACACGTCGCGTTAATGCCGTGACGGACACCCAGTTGTGGGCCTTGGTAGATGCAATCAACGGCTGTCACACCGAGGAGTGCGGCTACAACCTTGATCCCGTGCGCGCAGAACTAGCCGAAATACTGTGCGATGAGACTCCCGCCGCCCTCTCCTCGGCTCCGCAGGGACGCGTGAGCATGGTACTTCCGGACGACGGCGACGAAAACGGATGGCAGGAGTTTGCGCGCGCCTTCGACTCCCGTCCGGATGCGGCTCGCTGGCTGGTCGCCGCTCTCACGGATCCGCAGGGGCGCACCGAAGACGATGTGGTGCGTTGGTTCATGGAACACTTTCAGGGGTGCGCGGACAGCGACGTGCCGATGGTCAATCGCGTGCTCGACATCCTCACAGGGAGCGACAAGATGAGAGAGAAAGACTGGGCGTCTGACGTCGAGTGCAGGGCCGTTGGCGACCGCCTTGAGGCGATGTTCGTGCCTGCGGTGACGCCACCGCTTCCATCCTTGCGCGATTGCGTGACTCTGAGCGGCGACAACGCCGAGGAAACCTTGCGGCGGGTTGCCCTGCTGGAGAGTGACGATGCGTGGTTGCGCCATCAGGTAGCTGGGTGCCGAGCGGCGGCGTCTGAGTCGGTTCAGCCAGATAACGTAACCCGCGACAGACTGCTCGAATGGGCTGATCGCTTCGAGCGTATCCTCTGTCGTCGTGCCGCTCTCACGGCTCCGCAGGGACGCGGGGAGGTGCTCGCGGAAGACGTCGCAGAACTGATGAAACGACACGCACGGGCGCTGACAGATACACCAGAACGCGAGTTTCTGGCGCGCATCTTGACCGCCCTAGAGACTCTGCAGGGGCGCGTGGACTACGAGACGAACCGCAACAAGTTCCGCGTGGCCGAGAAGTCCGGCGTGACGCAGGTCGTGGGACGCGGGGACGTGAGCGAGAAACCGATTGAGCGGGAGGCGCTTATCCGCATCATCGACGAGAACTGGTATCAGGACGGCAATAGCCAGCGGGACGCGATGGCGAAGATGGCCGACGCTATCCTCGCCGCCCTTCGCCCCGCCCCGTCCTCACCGGAACAGGAGGGTAAGTGAATACCGCCCCTATCCCCGTTTATCTGTCGCGGTTCACGCCTGATCTACCCAACGACTACGGGAGTAAAATCCCGTGGAAGGAGGGCGAGTGTGTTGTTATTAGGTCTGTGCTGGGGCGTCCCGACACCTTCGCGCGAATGACGGATGCACAACTCAAGTGGCATGACAGAGCGCCGGAGATTGACAGTGCGCGAGGGCGAGGGAGGTGGGTGTACGAGGTCGTGCTTGACGGCGAGACGCTACCTACAGCCATCTCCGCCGCGCAGTTCAAGTTTGCCCCGTCCTCGGAACCGGAGACCAAGTAATGCACACCTGCCGAGAGTGTGGAATGATGTGCGACTGTGACGGCGAGGATCACGACCAGCCTGCGCCGCCCGACTGCCAGCACGATTGCCTACCCGATGATGATGACGACGGCTGGGCCATCAGCCCCGACGCTTCCGATTCGCTGTGGGATACCTCACCAGAGACACCGAAATGACACGCGAACTGAAAGCACACGAGCCTGAAGCCGCGCTGTATCTGTGCTATGCGCGGAACTCGGCGGACAGCGACCATCGCACCGCGCTCGGAGGTTGCGACTTCTGCCGCGCTGACATCGTGCGCTTGGTGGACGGCGTGCCAGCGGGGGAGGCGACACCGAACGGCCCTCCCGCGCAGACTGAGGCCGAACGCTTGGCGGCACTTGAACCGCCGACGCTGCTCACCGCCTCGGCTCCTGCGGGAACGGGGGACGCGTGCGACGACTGCTGCAATCCCGGTAACTGCCGCACGCTCGGCCACTGCCGCGCAGGGCTGGGTATCATATTTCGCGCCGCCCCCTCTGCAACAGATATCGGGATGCTCCGGGCATACATGGAGGACGCGAGGCGCGACGGCGCGGCGGCGCAACAGGCGGCGTTCCAGCGGATAGTCGCCTTTTGTGAGCGGGCCCCGTCGGTCTTGGCGGACAAGGACGACACCTTTGTTGCCGAGGCAGGCAACTCGGAATACACGCATTGCCCGAGCGTACAAGGCCGCATTGATGCACATGCACTACGCACCGCGCCACCTTCCGCCCAGCGCAGCGGGCCTCTCCGCGACGACCCGGAATTACTCAGACAGGCTGTTGTTGAGTGCCTAACCGAACCCGTCGCAAAGATGGCGGACAATCCCTGCGCGCCGACGCTCGGCGGCCTACTCATTCACGCATGGGAAGAAATCACAGCGCAACTCGAAGAGGCAAACGCAGAACTCGCCCAACTCCGCGCCGCCCCTCCTGCGGTCGAGGCGTCCCTTGACGTACAGGCGGCACTGCGGGGACTGGAGATGTTGGCAACCGAGGCGAAGGGTGCGGCGGTGCGGGGAACGGCGGCAGCGGGAGTCGGGGTCATTCGCAAGTTGCTCGACGGGGCGTTCGGCAGCGTACCTGTCGAGGTGCCTGCGGTCGAGGCAAGGGAGACGGGGGAGGATACGCGGGATGGCTAATCCCCTAGCGCCAGCGGACAATAAGTTCCATGTCGGCAACGGCGACGACGGCAAGCACTACTGGCTGACGCCTCCTGCGCTGATGGCGGCGCTACAACTGGAGTTTGCCTTTGACTTCGATGCCTGTCCGCATCCGAAGCCCGACGACTTCGACGGCTTGACGTGTGAATGGGGGTCGTCCACCTACGTCAATCCGCCGTTCGGATCCATTGTCCACAACGGCAAGAAGAAGGGACCGACGGCGTGGATGCGGAAGGCCATCGAGGAACACGCCAAGGGCAAGCGCGTCGTCGTCGTGTATCCCGTGGACAAGTGGGTGCTGATGATGCTCGCTGCTGGCGCAGAGGTGCGAAACCTTGGCGACGTGCGCTGGCTGGCGACAGAAGATGGATCCGCAGGCAAGGGCACGGGCCGACACATCGCCTGTTTCGTGCTCGCCGCCTCCCGTTCCCCTGAGACCGGAGACAAGCCGTGAAGATCGAACTGATTGGAGGCCCGCGAGACGGCGAAGTGCTGGAAGTCCACGAGACGCAACGCGAACTGCATATCCCTGCGCCGCCGAAGCTGTGTGGCCCGTGGACACCGGAATCGGAGACCGAGGAAGTGCTCGCCGCCGTGTTCAACTTTGGCACCTACGCCGCCCACGGGAAGCCTACGGAGTTCTACTGGCGCGGTTATCGCGGAGACGACAAATGACCTCCCCCCAAGGCCGCGACCGCATCACGGCGGAGGACACGTATGAGTTTTGGTTGGGCGAGGTCAACCGGATCGCGGCAGATTTGGCGGACGCGAGGGCCGACCTTACGAGTGCCCGGAGAGACTTTCGGATGAGGCGTGCAAACCGCTTGCCGCTTGACGAGTACGATAAACTCGTGGATGAAGTTGACGAACTCAAACTGGCGCACCAGCACGCGCTGATGATGGTATCCGAGCGCAAGCGTGAGTTTCGCGCTCGGCCAGCTCCTCCACGGGAGGCGGATACACGGTGGGAAGCCGCATTCAAGGCGGCCGCCAAGAGTATGCTGACTGGCGAGCAGTATGCCGCGATAGTGGATCGCGCAAACGCGGCTATTCGCGGCCCCGAGGAGACGCCCCGATGACGCACCCTGAGAGGTTCACGCTTACGACCGACGGCCCCGTTGAAGTCGTCAAGATTCACGCCGGATGCCCGCGCATTACCGGCACAATTGAGGGACTGATGGACTTCCTGAGCCAGCACTCGCGCCGCAACAACCGCTTCGCCATCGAACCGAACAGACAGGGCGGATTGTGCCTCCGGCTCTGGCAGGAGACCACGCGATGACGCTCCCCACCGACGACCGGACGGCCCGCGAACGGGCGGCGGAAGTATGAGGCACCGCCACCAGGGGGACTGCGACCTGTGTCAGGGTCGGGTGATGGGGGTGCCGTGGCAGGGCTTCGCCGTTCGGCGTGGGGTCTACCGCGTAGGGGCGTTCGTCATCTGCCCTCGGCACGCGGTGAAGGTGAGAGCGATCGCGCGGGACGCTGGCGTTGAATTCGCGCCGGCGAAAATCACACGGAAGCCTGCGGGCAGGAGTACCTTGTCGATATGAAGCGAGCGCCAGCGGTTCCGCGTGAGGTGCCTCCCCCTGTCATCGATGGGTTCGCGGTTGAGGTGTGGCCGCTCGAGCGGATCCTCCCGTACCCCGGCAACCCGCGGCGCAACGAGGCAGCCATTGGCAAGGTGGCGGCCTCGCTCCGCGAGTTCGGGGTGCAGCAGCCGATCGTGGTGGATGAGGCGGGTGTCATCATTGCCGGCCACACGCGCCTCCTGGCGTCCAAGCTGCTGCAGCTGGCGACCTTCCCCGTGCACGTGGCCCGTGGGCTCGCGCCGGCGCAGGTCAAGGCCTATCGGCTGGCCGATAACCGCCTAGCGGAAGAGGCGGATTGGGACGACTCCCTGCTCATGGCCGAGCTCCGCGCGCTGCAGGAGGCAGGCGTCCCCCTCGCCGTCACGGGGTTCGAGGACGCCGAGCTCGAGGCGCTGTTCGGCGGGAACAGCCTCGGGGTGCAGCCGCACGCGGATCCGGAGGAGATTCCGCCGGTGCCGAAGACGCCGAAGTCCAAGCTGGGGGAGCTCTACCAGTTGGGTCCGCACCGCCTGCTGTGCGGTGATGCGACCCTCGGGGCGTCCTGGGCGCGGCTCATGCAGGGCGAAACGGCCGACCTGATCTGGACGGATCCTCCGTACGACGTCGCCTATCAGGGTGGCACGCAGGCGAAGCTGACCATCCAAAACGACAACCTCGGGCACGAAGGCACGGTCCGGCTGCTGCGCTCACTGCTCTCGAATGCCCTGATCCACCTGAAGGCGGGCGGAGCGGTCTACGTCTGCGCGCCCCACGGGCCGCAATTCTACGCGTTCGCGAAGGTGGGCACCGAGCTCGGGTTCTGGCGGCAGACGATTCTCTGGATCAAGGACTCGTTCGCCTTTGGGCGGTCCGACTACCACTACCGGCACGAAGCGATCTTGACGACCGAGGGGCCGCTCACCACGGCCGAGGTGGAGACGATCGGGTATGGCTGGAAGCCGGGCGCGGCGCACACGTTCTACGGCGGCCGGAAACAGGACACGGGATGGGAGGTGCCTCGGCCTCGGGCCAACGAGGACCATCCGACGCCTAAGCCAGTGGAGCTCGTCACGCGCGCGCTGGTGTCCTCGAGCGTGGCGAACGAGCTCTGTGTGGACTGCTGCGCCGGCGGGGGCTCGCTGCTCATCGCGGCCCACCTGCAGGGTCGCCGAGCGCGCTGCATGGAGTTGGACCCGCGGTACGTGGACGTCATCCTCGCGCGCTGGCAGGCGGTCACGGGGATCGCGCCGGTCCTGCTTGGGTCCACAACGAGCGAGGGCGCCCCGTGAGGAGCGCCCTGGCTCGGCCTGGCCGTCGTCTACTTCTTGCGGATCCGGCGGCTCTGGAGGATCGTGACCACCTTCTCTGCGCGGGTCAGGTCGTCGTCGGCCTCGAACAAGCCAGCCGCGGTGTGAGGAAGTCCCCGCGCATCGCGCCAATCTTCCGCTCCGGAGGCGCAGCGCTCGTTCACGATGCGCTCGAGGGCGTCGAGGTCTTTCTGGGTTATTCTCGCCATTCTGCGGTCCTCTCAGGTCGGCGGGCCGTGGAAGGGGCAGGCGTGGATGTCGGGGCAGGTGCAGCCGTCCACTTGATCAGCCTCCTCCGCGTCCGCGCGCGCTTTCATCGTGGCCTTCGCGCGCTCGGCGTCGTCGCGCATCACCAGCACCGCCGTCGCGCTCGCCACCAGTTTCTCGGCGGCCTTCAGCGCCCTGCGCACCGTGCGCTCGTCGGCCTTGTCGCTTGGGATGGCGCGCAGACTCGCCAAGTCCTCGTGGAAGAACGCGGTCACCAGCTGCAGGTCCGTGAGGGGCTTGGGCTCGCGGATGTATCCGTACTTCGGGATGCGCTCGTACGCGCGCCTCGCCGCTGCAATCCTCTCTTTCATGGATCCTCTCCGGTTGGGGAACCTCGGGTGTGGTCACACGATAAAGACTTTCGCGAAAACACGCAACCCCCCACCACGGGGGCCATGTGACCAAGCGCAACAAGGGGGGCCGTCCCCCGTTCCAGTGGGCCGAGGGGGCCGAGCAGCAGGTCCAGGCAGCGGCCTTCCAGGGGTCGCCGGACAAGGAGATCGCGGCCATCATGGGCTGCTCGGTGGATACGCTGACGCGAAAGTTTGGCGGAATCCTGTCGAAACAAAGGGCCATGAGGAAGCTGGCGATCCGGGCGGCCCAGCAGCGGTTCGCCCTGAAGGGCAACCCGGCCCTGCTCATCTGGCTCGGGAAGCAGCCGGACCTGAAGGGCGGCCTTGGACAGCAGGACGAGGTGACGCTGGGCGGGCAGGTGGACATGACGAAGCTGTCGGATGCGGAGCTCGAGGCGATCGCCTCGGGCAAGGCACGGCCGCGGCTGAAGGTTGAGGACGGGGGCAAGCGGTGAGGGGCTTCCATGTGCCACAGGCGATGCGCGCGCGCGCCGAGCGGGAGCGGCGCCGGCGGCTGCGGGAGCGGGACACGGCGGAGGCGCTGGGGGCGGTGGTGGTGATGCCGGCGCTGGACCCTCCGCCGGTCCCTCCGGACCATGACCTGGCGGACGCGGGGGCTCGGGCGGTGGTGGAGGCGCGGGATAACCAGCTGGCGGCCTTACTGGCTGACTGGCGCAAAGGGCAACGATGACCGCGATCCACTCTCCCATCCCTGTCGAGGAGGCGCCGGAGGGCGCCGAGGTGCTGTTCCGCCCGTTCCCTGGCTTTCAGGAGCGGGCGCTCCGCGCGTCGGCCGACGAGGTGCTATTAGGTGGGGCAAAAGGTCCTGGCAAGACCTTACTTTTGCTCACCATCCCGCTTCGCTGGGCCCACAAGGAGTTGATGGCGATCGGCATCGTGCGCGAGTCGGTGAAGCAGCTGCAGCGCGTGATGGACGAGGCGCACCGCCTCTACGGCAAACTGCCCACGGCCACTCGGCCGGCATGGAATGGCACCCTCAAGCGGTTCACGTGGCCCTCGGGGGGCTTCGCGCAGTTCGGCTACGCCGGCAAGGTGTCGGACATGGCGTGGACGCAGGGCGGCAACTGGTCGCACTTCCTCTACGACGAGATCGGGAACCTCGCCGATGAGCGGGTGGTGAACACGCTCCAGTCCGAGATCCGGTGCAAGGATCCCACCATCCGGCGCCAGCTGGTGGGCTCGGCGAACCCTGGCTTCGCCGGCACACCGTGGATCAAGCGGCGGTTCATCGTGCCGTGCGGGAAGCAGGGGGAGCGCATCGCCTGGGCGCGCGTCACGCTCGAGGACGGTCGGTCGGTGTGGCGTTCGAGGCAGTTCGTGCCGGGGCGGATCACGGATAATCCGATCCTGATGAACGACATGAACTACATGGCCGCCCTCGCCTTGCTGCCGGAGCGGATGAAGAAGTGCCTGCTGTACGGCGATTGGGACGCGGCCTCGGGCATCGCGATTGATGAGCTCGATCCGGCCGTGCACCTGGTGCCACGGTTCACTCCGCCGGAGCACTGGCCCTACATCGCGGGCTTCGATTGGGGCTTCGCGCATTGGGCGGTGTTCATCTGGGGGCGCGTGTCGGACGACGGGCGCATCTACATCTGCGACGTCATCAAGCGCCGGCTGCTCCGCGATTGGGATCTCGCGGGCACGTTCCTCGAGCTCGTGCCGGACCCGGCGCTGCGCAACGTGCAGGCCGGGCACGACTGCTGGTCTGAGCAGAAGGCGCGCGGGGACAACGCGCCGCAGACGGCGGAGTACTTCTTGTCGCAGGGCATCCAGCTGACCCAAGCGAACATCGCGCGCGTGCAGGGCTTCAATAACCTACTGCAGTACTTCGCGTGGAGGGAGTCCGAGTTCCTGCCGGCGCGGCAGCCGATGATCCAGTTCATGGACACTCCGGGTTGCCGGTGGCTGGTCGAAGAGCACCTACCCACGATGGTCATGGACCCGGACGACCCGCGGGATGTGCTGAAGATCGATGCGGACAGCGACACGGGGGAGGGCGGGGACGATGGGTACGACTGTCTCCGGTATCTACTCGCCTCGCGGCCGCTCAAGGCGCCTTCGCTGGCGCAGTTGCTACACCGCACGGCCACGGATCCGGATGTGCTCCGCCGGGAGGCGGCCAAGTTCGGGCGGGTTGAGACCAAGAAGTTACGGAAGCCACCTATCTACACGGGGGATTGATGAGTCGGTTCACGGATCGCAGGTCGACGGGTGCGGGCAAAGGGGCGCCGGCCAACGCGCCGGAGGTCGAGCGGGTCATGGCGCTGGCTGGCAAGGATGACGACGTGGTGCAGGCGGTTGATGCACACGTACCAGCGCCGCGGCGGATCGCGCCCGGGGCGCGCACGTTCAGCCAGTTCTTTGACGGGGACAAGCAGCGCCGGGAGCTCACTCGCGGCGAATGGCTGAACCTCATGTCGATGCTCGAGTACCAGCGCTACGAGTCCCGTTGGTGGCGCCGGATCTGGCGCTGGCTGCATCACCTCCCGCAGGTGGCGTCGTTCATTCCGGCCATGCGGGAGGCGCACGCGCGCACCCTCGAGGAGGCGAAGGCGTCGCTCCTGAAGGCGCAGGAGGATATCCGGCTCCGGCTGCTCGCCGAGAAGGAGAAGCACTCGCAGCAGGCGGTGGAGGGCAAGGGTGATGCCTAGCGTTACGTCGTTCACGCCGGAGTTCATCGCCGCCTTTGTCCGTCCACTGATGAAGAAGGGCTTCACGCTCGGGGAGGCGATGGGCCTCATGTATCACGCGGGCTTCGATGGGTACGATGCAGAGCACGCCGCAAAGGCAGCGGAGCGGTTCATCACAGCAATGTACGCCGTCAAGGCGGCCCTCGATCTCGTGGAGGATCCCGATGCCTAGTTCTCTCTCACCACTCATCTCGCTCATCGTCGTCGTCTTTCTCACGGTCCTCGCCTGCGTGGCGGCCGGCGCGGTCCTGACGCTGTACGTCATGCGGCGGGCCTCGGCGCTGGCATCCAACCTGGTGCGCACGGGGTCGCCGGACCCACTCCCGGCGCCGGACGCGAGCGAGATCCGCGCGCCGAGTGCGGAAGCCGCAGCGCAGGCGCGGGTGCTGCATGATGCCATCGAACGGGGGGCGGACCAGTTGCAGGCGGTCGGGAAGGCCAACGGGCGGCCGCTCTCGCGGGAGCAGGCGCTGAAGGATGCGGCGGCGATGCTGAATGCGCCTCCGCTCGGGGGGGTCCAGTGACGGGCCCGGCGGTGGTCCGGCTGGTGCTCCGGGTGCCACTCTCGGCGCGGCAGGAGCGGGTCGCTGCCCTGCTGGCGGACGGGCTCGAGCTCGATGCGATCGCCAAGCATCTCGGGTGCGCGCGCTCGACGGTTGATTTCCACGTGGAGCGGGCCGCGCGGAAAATCCCGAGCGACCTTCCACGCGCCGCGCGCCTCATCCTGTGGTGGCGGGGCGCGTCGTTTGAGGTGCTCAACCCAGCGCCAGGTGCTCCGCTCCGCAAGGTGTTGGCGGAGTCCACGCCAGCGCCGCAACGCGTGAATTCACGCGCACGCACCCCCACACGTACAGAGGTTCGCAAATAGACGGGCGGTGTTATCTATCTCGGCGAGGGGGATTTTCCTTCGCCGAGGTAGCGTATGTCACAACTCAAGGAAGCGGGCACACCAGACCCTCTGGACTTTCGTCGCGCGCGACCTGTGGGCGGCGCATTCAAGGCCGGGGTCGAGATTGACAACGCTGCGGCGACGACGGTGCTGGTACCGATCGCTGGCGCGTTGCTCATCCGGCTCCGCGGCATCATCACGACGACCGAAGCGGCACCTCCGGCACCGATGGGGGTGCTTTCGTTTGCCTACCGGCGTTCTCCGCCGAACGAGGCGACGGCGTACTCCGTGGCCCTCGATCCGCCACACGCTGATGCGAACGTCACGAAGGACGCCGAGTTCATGGTGGACATCGAGCCGAGTGGTGAGTCGCTTCTGGCGATCACGTTCACGCCGGACGGCGGAGTGGACCCGGTGAAGGTGATCAGCGCGACGTTCCTCGACCAGATGCAGCAATGACGAAGGCTCGCCCTGGGACTCGGGAGCGCCCGTGGCTGGCGTACCTCAAGCACCGGCGCTGGTGGATCTGGAACGTGGAACCCATCGGGCCGGGCGCGCAGCGCATCACCGAGGACGGCATCCTGCGCGTCTGTGAGGATGGCATCTACCTGCGGGAAACAGAAGGAGCAGCCTAATGGCCGGCGAAAAGAAAATTACGCAGATGACCGCGGCCGATGTGGCGGATCTCGGCGCGCTCACGTCGTTCTTCGAGGTCACGGTGGATGCGCTGGTGGTGCCCCTGACGCGGAAGATCGGCCTCGGGAAGATCGCGACTTGGCTGGCGACCATCGGCCTCGCGGCATCGAACGTCCTGGCGGCTGGCGTCACGGTCACACAGGGCACGATCACCGACCAGGCGGCCGGCTACACGCAATCGGTCACTTGGAACGATGTGGCCGACACGTTCATGGCCCAGACGCTCGACGTGACCGATACCGCCTCCGCAGCCGGGTCTCTGCTGGCCCGGTGGCGGGTGGGGGGCGTGACGCAGTTCTCAGTCAGCAAGGCGGGTGCTCTCACCGCAGGCGCGGCCTCGTTCACGACGGGGGCGTTTAGTGGGGACTTCGCGGTTGCGGTGAACAAGTTCACGGTAGCGGCGGCGACGGGGAATACCGTGGTTGCGGGGACGCTGACGGTTAGCGGCGCAACTATCCGCATTACGACTGGCGATTTGCAGATTGTTAGCAATGCCGGATATGGCATTCTGTCTGCGAATAGCAGTCGGGCGATTGCGATTACAAACACGCTCGTTACGGTCAATTATGCCGCCACCTTCGCGTCCACGGTGGACGTAACCGGTAATCTGTCGGTCGGCACAAAAGTCTTCACGTTCGGCGCAAACGATTCCGGTGGTGCAGGCTACCGCACCGTGACGATCCAGAACGCCTAAGATGCGCCTCCTCGCCTTCCTCCGTGGCCTGTTCCCCCGCTTCTTCCCGCCGCCCGTCGTGCGGTGGGAGGACGGGACGGTCAGCACCGATCCCCGCTATGCGGTCTGGTACGCGGAGACGGTGGCGCGGATACGGGCGAACTGCCCTGACATCCCGATCCAGTCGCCGGACTTCCGCGTGACGGTACGCATCTACGACCGCTGGCCGATCCGCGACGGGCGCATCCACTACGGAAAGGTGCTGGCCCCGAACGTCATCCAAGGCGACACGCACGGCACGCTCTGCATGAACAAGCCATTTGCGCTCGACAGGGCGAAGGTCGTCCACGAAAACAAGCATTGCATCACAGGCGAGCCTGAGCATCCGAAGGCGCTGTTTCCTGAACTCTACTAACCTCACCGACCCATGCCACCGACCATCACGATCTACCGCGACATCGAAGAGAAGGAACAGGGGCAGCTCTACGTCTACTACCGCGAAGAGGCGGACGGCGTGGCTGGCCCCATCGTGGAGCACAAGCACGTCGTCCTGCCGACGTTCGGGGACACGCCCCTCGCCAAGCCGGACTGGACGAACGAGGACGAGCGGGACGCGCTGGCGGCGCACTTGGGCGTGCCGGTGTCGGCCGTCCGGACCAGCGTGTTCGTGCCGCCCGTGGCGGTGCCTGCTGAGGCTCCTGAAGGAGTGGCCCCGTGATTCGCTGCACTTCCGAACAGGCGTCCATCTTCTGCGCCGGCTACGTCAAGCTCGAGGACGTCGTCCTGGATAACGATCGTGGCATGGCGGCGGCCGAGTTGTACGGCGTCGTCCTACAGCGCGCGCAGGCGTACCAACTACGGGCGAAGGCGCTCCAGAAGGAGCGTGCGAAGCTGGTCGAGGACCACGCCAAGAAGGACGCGAAGGGCAACCGGCAGTACGCCAACCCCGACGAGCCTGATCCCAACAAGCGCATTCTGGTGTGGCACCATCCGGAGCGCTGGCAGGCGGCGTTCGAGGCATGGCAGGCGAAGTTCGAGGCGATCGGCGAGCAGCGGATGGAGATCGATGCCAAGCCTTTGCCGGACGATTTCTTCAGCAAGCCCGACGAGCTCAAGGTCGTAAACGCAATCCGCACGGCATTCCTGCCGTTCATGGCGAAGGCGCAGGCGGTGCAGGCCGAGAAGGCTGGTCCCTCGCCCAAGAAGCGCCGGAGGTAGTCCGCATGGCAACCGCCAAAGAGCAGGCGCGGGCGCTGGTCGCTGCGAAGATGCAGCCGATGGCGCTCTCCAAGAAGGAACAGAAGGGCATGGACAGCCCTGTGCCGATGGCCACGGCGAGCAAGGCGCCCCGCTATCCGTGGGGCCTCTCGCTCAACCTTGAGGGTCCCACGGTGAAGAAGCTGAAGTTGCGGGGCGATCTCCGCTCGGGGCAGGTGGTGCTGGTGACCGGCAAGGCGAAGGTGACGCGGGTCGAGGAAACCGAAGACGAGTCGGGCGAGCGGTGCTCGTACACGCTCCAAATCACGGACATGGCCCTGGTGCCGGCGCACTCGGCCGCCCGCAAGGGCAAGGAGTCCTAAGATGGCCGACAAGACTATAGCCCAGTTGGACGTTATCACGCTGGCGGACGTCCTCGAGGCGGCGCTGCTCGAGATCCAGAACGTCGGCGGCACCGATCCGGCCTCGCGCAAGGTCACGCTCCCGCAGTTGCGGCTCCTGGTGGACGATGTCTCTGCCCTGACCGCGGCCACGGCCGCCCAGCTTGCGGCTACCACGTACTTCACGGTGCAGGACTCGGCGCTCGCCGATCCCACCACGCGGAACGTGCGCAAGGTCACGCTGGCCGAGATGCGGCTGCTCATCCTGCAGTCGAAGGTGTTTGTCCAGCAGACGAACGCGAAGGTGGGCACCACAGCCGGCTGGGTCGTGAACGCGGCCAACGACCTCGGGAAGCTAGCAACCATCCCGGCGGCGCAGACCAATGCAACGCTGGTCGTTCCCATCACCGGCCTCAAGGTCGGCGACACCATCACGGCGTTCTCGCTGCAGGGGTCGATTCAGTCGGGCGGCAACACCGGCACCATCACGGCGGACCTGCGGAAGCTCACTGCGGCGGCTGCGGGTGCCACGGACGCCTCTGTGGGTTCGATGGCGGCACCGCTTTCGGTCACGGCCAACACGGTGCTCTCCAGCGCCAACGCGGGCAAGACCGGGCTCGCCGAGGTGGTGGCGGAGGGTGAGTCGTTCTACGTGCTCATCACCTGCACCACGGGGGCGGTGGTCACGGCCGAACTGCAGTCGGTCAACGTGACGGTGACGCAGGCGTAGGGATGCCCATCATTCAGTCGGGCCGGGCGGAGCGCGGCGGCGCGGGGACCAGCACGGTCCCCCAGGGGCCGTATAACCCGCTCAAACAGGTTGTGCCGTTGCGCGCCGACCCCACGGAGCCGGAGCAGCGCGTCGACGGCGCGATTATCGCGCGCTTCAATGCCGAGCACCTGGCGCAGTCCGAAATGCTTATCATCCGGGACCGCCAGATCGAGTACAACGCGCGGATGCTGGTCGGGCAGCAGAACAACGTGTGGCATCCGGTCACGGGCCGGTACTACGACACGAACGAATGGCTGACCGACGAAGAGAAGGCGTACCGACGCCAGCCGATCATCAACAAGCTGCTCCGCTACTTCATGGTCACACATTCGCGCCTGACCGAGGGGCAGCCCATCTTGACCATGCTGCCGGGTCCGGATCGCATTGACGCCGAACTCGCCTCGGTGATGGACACGCTGTTCAAGAAGGACTGGCGCGACGCGGGGATGGAGGATGTGCACGACCAGCTGATGATGTGGCTGGTGGTCGCGGGGCGCGCGCACGCCATCTCGTACATCGACCTGAACGCCGGCGAGTGGCAGCCGTGGATCGCAGAGGCGCGGCTTCCCATCGAAGGACCGGACGGGTTGCCGATCATGGGCCCGGACGGGCCGATGATGACGCCGAATCCGGTGCCGAACGTTCCGCTCAACGCGGACGGCAGCCCCAACGCGGTGATGTCGCTTGACGGGCAGATGGTGCCGAAGGGTGCGCCCCACATGGAGCGCATCGGCGGGATCGGGGTGGACGCCTACTCGCCGCTGCAGGTCCGTGGGCAGTGGGGGCCGCAGCCCTGGCACAAGAAGCGGTGGCACGACGTCGTGCGGTTCCTCACGCCGGAGGAGTGCTTCCAGCGGTGGAACGTCGAGGTGGAGCCCGATCTCACGGCCGAGGAGTCGGTGAACGTGGCGACGCTCGAGCGCGTGCTCTATGGCTCTGGCTTCTACTCCGGCCTGCTCGGGCGCTCAGGATCCGGCTGGTCCGACAGCCGCGCGAAGGGCGCGCTCTGCACGGTGCACGAGCGGTGGGAAGCGCCGTTCCCGTACGACGAGCGGTTGCAGGGCACGTGGGCCGAGGCGCTGATCGAGACGCCGGACAACCCCGGCGGCCGGCACACGGTCTGGACGCCCAAGATGGTGATCACGGATGGCCCGCGCGAGGAGGCATGGCGCTGGACCAGCCCGGTGCGCTGCTGGGACTTCGTGCGCCTTGCTGGCCGTCCTGGCGGGCTCACGCCGCTCGAGTCGATGCTCGGGCCCCAGCGGGCCTACAACCGCTCACGCGGGCAACTGGAGGAGCAGGCCGCACTGCTCGGCAACCCGCAGATCACGGTGGACTCTGGCTTCGGCGTGGCGCCGGACCAGTTCACCAATCGGCCGGGCGAGATCTACGTCGGCGCCAAGCGGCCGGGCGTCAAGGCGGTGGAGTACGTCGAGGCGCCTCCGGTGTCGCCGGACGTCATCAAGTCCATCCAGTACGCCGGCGAAGAGATCGAGGA